CGTGATATGGATGTCGCTACCGCTGAGTTGAGAAATTGGGGCAAAAATGGATGATTACGCTGTTCGCAAGATCGACCTCGCCTACATGAAGCGTGCTCGCAGCCTTGAGCCGCACATGACCGGTGACCACATGGAGTCCGTTGCTATTGCGCTTCACCAAGCGATTGACAACTGGCGTTTCCACGACGGCCCGTCTGAAGATGTGACACTCTGCGTTGACGCAATGGTTGCCTTGTGGTCTGTTATCGAAGACCGCATATCGGTGTGATAGCGTTTCATACGTATGGAGACTCTGGACCCCATTGAAGAGGCGGCTCAAGAATACGAGGACGCCCTCGCTGAACTTGAGGATGAGTTAGATGAAACTACTCAAGAGTTCGTCGACGATCTCGTCACCAAACTTCTAGTCTTCATTCAGACCTTCTGCGATACAGAATTCTTCCCTTATCAGTTACCTATCGCCCAGAGCATCGTCGAATCCATCGTTCTTGGAGACGGTGAAGAGAAGACGCTTATCGCTACTCGTCAGAGCGGTAAGTCTGAGGTGATCTCTAACATCATCGCTGGACTGATGGTCATATTGCCCCGCCTCGCCAAGGTGTACCCCACGTGGCTTAGTAAGTTTGAGAAGGGCTTCTGGGTCGGAGTGTTCGCCCCCACCGAGGATCAGGCAGACACCGTGTTCGGGCGCGTGGTCAGCAAGTTGACCAGCGATCACGCCATGGACTTCCTGCTCGACCCAGAGATCGACGACAAGGCCACTGCTGGCGGTAGCCGAGGCAAGGGCAAGATCATCACGCTGAAGAAGTCCGGCTCTCTCTGCCGTATGCAGACCTGTAACCCCAAGGCCAAGATTGAGTCCAAGACGTATCACTTCGCCTTTATCGACGAGGCTCAGGAAGCCGACGAGACGATGATCGCCAAGTCGATCAAGCCCATGCTTGCGTGGAACAACGGAAGCATCGTGTTGGGCGGCACAGCCCAGCGTTACAAGTCGTACTTCTATAACGCCATCCAGTACAACAAGCGGCGTGACATCAACGGGCGCACCCACAAGATTCACCACCACGAGTATGACTGGAAGACGGCGGCTAAGTACAACAAGAACTACTCAGACTTCATCGCCAAGGAGAAACTCCGCATCGGTGAGGACTCTGATGAGTTCCAGATGTCGTACTGCAACCGGTGGATGTTGGAGAAGGGCATGTTCGTGTCCGAGGACCGGCTGGACCGGTTGTACGACCCGAGTATGCCGCTGGTGTCAGAGTGGTGGAAGACTCCAATAGTTGTTGGTATCGACGTTGCCCGTACCAATGACTCGACTGTGATTACTCCCGTGTGGGTCGACTGGGATCACCCAGATCCATTCGGGTTCTTTGAGCACCGTGTGTTGAACTGGCACGAGATCAACAATGTCGAATGGGAGACGCAGTACTTTGAGATCATCGATTTTCTACGTAACTATGACGTATACCGCATCGGGGTGGACGCGCAGGGTGTTGGAGGTGCCGTTGCAGAGCGCCTTCAGATTCTTCTCCCCCAAATCGAGGTCATCTCCGTTTCATCAGATGCGAAAGCACAGAATGAACGGTGGACTCACCTTACCCAGTTGATCCAGCGTGATCAGTTGATCGTTCCCGGTCACAGCAAGGCTCGTCGCACAAAGCGGTGGCGCAAGTTCAACCAGCAGATGAGCGAATTGGAGAAGGTCAACCGTGGTCCGTACCTACTTGCCGCCGCCCCGGACGAGCGCGGAGCATTTGACGACTACCCGGATTCTTTAGCGATTGCGTGCGCAATGACGGTTCAGGACGTTATGCCGACTGTTACAGTGTACGAGAATCCGTTTTTCGACTAAGACGAATAAACGGACATCGCCATATGGCCGAGTGCTACTATGGCTTCATAAGCACTCATATGGAGGTCTTTACCTTATGGACATGAATCCGACCATCGCCCCGCAGAATCCGTATCCCGAGGCCATGCGTAACGTCTTTGAACGTACGATGGCCCCGAGCGTTCCGGGTAACAAGGGTCCGCTCCGCTTTGAAGAGGGCGTTGCGACTGATACCGACGTTCCGAATGACTTCGGGCAGGGCGCTTACGCCGACACGGCTCCGTCCCCGGCGCGCATGAACCACAACAACCCGGAGATGTTCTACAAGCACCCGGAGCAGACGATGCGCGAGCGTGCCCACGTTGGCTCGGCTTCGTGGATCGAGGCCCCCGGCGTGCTTTCGGACTTCGTGACCGGCACCGTTGCTGGTGACTCGATGCCGAAGTTCGAGATGGCGGTTAATTCGGGTATGCACATGAACCGCCCGAATCCCGTTCGCGTCGACGGCTGATGGAAGGCGGCGCAACAGCCGCCCCCGCTGGTAACGCCGCCGCCGCTGGTGATGCTACTGGCGCTGACGTTGCTGTAGACGGGTCACAGGACAATCTCACGGGTACTGAAGACCTCCCGTTGCCTGTGGCCCCCTACGCGCTCGTCTCTCCTAGATATCGACGCTACTGCTTTATGAAGTCCGCAGAGGACTGTCGGAGGTGACCCGTGATTAATGAACAGCAATTCAACAAGGTCGCTGAAGATTTAGCCGCTGGTGGTTTTAGCGTCAAGGTGGCTGGCCCCGGTCAAGGCACCAGTCCTTCGGGTAATGTCGACATGGTCGGTGGCTACAAAGGACACTTTGCTGACTTTCCAGCCGAACCGGCTCTAACCGGAGAGGATCTCCGGGGATTCGCCGTCGAGACCCCTGAGCGACATGCCGCCCTCTCTGAGCCTGACGTGTACCTCGGTGGTTGGCCCGGTGATTCCCCTCCCCGTCAGTCACTTGACGTGTCGAAGGCGTTCTCTACGCGAAATCAAAGTAGCCGTGAGGCCGGACGCCTCGCCGCCGCTGAGGCTAATCAAGAGTCCATTGGCCTGATCCGTGGCGGCGAGTTCGTCGGGGAGCGCAAGTACCCGTACTACGTCCCCGGTGCCTCTCAGGAAGGCCGCAACCCCGACCTGTTTGATGCCGCGTGGGCTTCTTCTCACGGCAACTTCAAGGGCGATGCGGCTTGGGAGAAGATCAAGACCGGTCGTGACCGTAAGGCTGAGGCTAAGGCGCGTCGTGCAGAGGCTAGGCAAGCAAAGAAGCAGTCCGATGGCTGAAGACAACGAGTCCTTTATTGCTGACTATGTGACGTGGAATGACCCTGCCTTTAAGGGTAACAAACGAGCACTAGATAAAAGGCTAGGAGAAGTGCGTGGTGGTAACGCTCTGACCGGGCTAGCCCACACCGAAGATCGGTTAAGATCCCGCGCCAACAACCCCAAGAACAAACCTGCTGTTCGTGCTAAGGCCGCAAAGGATGCCGACGTTGCTCGTCATATGCGTCTTTCTGGTGACGTTACTGATAAGCCCACTACTACTAGCAGCATCTCCGCGCAGTTTGAGGGTCTGTATAACACCGCAGTCCAGCGAGGAGTTGAGGGCGAGACAGCCATACCCGGTGCTGGTTGGTACTTTGACCAACGCCGCAATCAGGAAGCAGCAGTCGCCCCCGAGGCTGGGCTAAGTGGCCGTCAGATCTCGGCTATGGGTGGACGCCTCTCCGCAAGTAAGACCCCTGAGGACGAGACCGCAAGCCTTGGCGGTATTAGCCACCTAGTGTCTACTCAAAGCGAAAAGGTTATTAATGGCCGTACTGTCAAGTCTGTTCCATCCAAGGAACTAGGCAGGATTGCTTCTTCCGCTAGTTCTTGGAACGCTTATCGAGCCTCAGGCAGCAAGGGCGAAGTACCCGATACGCCCGAAGTTGACTTTGGAGACGATGAGGATCTTCGCAAAGCGACCGTAGAGGCAGGACGTGCCCACGCGGACAACGTAGGGGACGCCATAGCAGTTGCTCGTGGAGAAAAGGCCCCCAAAGACATCTTCGATGTTAGCGAGACGCCTAAGACCGCCGCCTATGCGGAGATGCAGGCTCAGTCAAACCCCGACAGCCTCGTGGAGACCGATTATAAAAACATCAGTGCCCACATTCGTGATGTAGCCGCTGGTACTCAGAATAAGAATCAAGGCATGTTGGTGTTCAGTCAGGAGTCTCCGGGTAAGCGGGAGCACGCCCTTAGACCCGATGCCCCCACAGCCATCGACACTTGGATGGTTGCGGCAGGCTCTGGTCAACCTTTAAAGTCGGAAATAACTACAACTACCAAAACTGGGCAGCAGCGTACGCGGTCCTACTCTCCGGCAAAGCGCCTTGCCGATAAGGACTTCCCTCTGGGGCCGGATGCGTACAACAAAGAGATGCTGGGTCTTCCGATGGGCGACAAGCGTATTACCCCAGCCGCTGCGGTCAGTGCTCAGCACAATGAGGCTATCCAAAAGTTAAGCCGACGTATTGGTTCTGTTTCGTTTGATCAGTTCGGTCAAGACATCCTTACACCGTCGTCTCTGATTCAGGAAACCGTGTGGACTGAAGCCCGTAAGCAGGCAGGCGCAGACGCAGCATTTAACGCTTCTGAGCGCACCTCTGCCAAGGAAGCAAAGGCCGCAGAAAAGCAGGCCAAGCGTGACGCCAAAGAGGACGCTCGGAACAATCCCACTCTGTTCGACTGAATAGTTGTACACTGGGTGTGACCCGTGCCACAAGGAGGTGCTCCATTGGGCATCAAGATCCTGACCATCGATATTGAGACGCGCCCCAGCCTTGCGTACGTGTGGGGGCTGTGGGACCAGAACGTCGGCCTCAACCAAGTCGAGGAGTTCGGCACCGTTCTTTCGTGGGCAGCGAAGTGGTACGGAGAGAAGAAGGTCCACTTCGCCTCTGATTACCACGACGGTCACGAGGCCATGATCGAACGGGCGTGGGAGATGCTCGATGAGGCTGACGTAGTCGTCGGGTATAACAGCAAGTCATTCGATATGAAGCATCTCAATAGGGAGTTCATACTGGCTGATATGCCTCCGCCCTCGCACTACGCCGATGTCGATCTTCTCTCCGTAGTCAAGCAGCGCTTCAAGTTCGCATCGAACAAACTTCAGCACATCGCTGTGGAGTTGGGCATCGGATCTAAAATCCAGCACGATGGATTCGACCTGTGGGTCGGCTGTATGCGTAACGAGGAGAAGGCGTGGCGCACCATGAAGCAGTACAACATGCAAGACGTTGTGCTGACCGAACAGGTGTACGAGCGTCTGCTTCCGTGGATCAAGAACCACCCCCATCAGGGTCTCTACGACGGTGATTTGGACGCTTGCCCCCGCTGTGGGCACGAAGATCTCGTCATCAACCGCTACTACCGGACCCGTACCGGGAAGTACCGCATCATGCAGTGTAAGGCGTGTGGCGGTTATAGTAAGGATAGTAAGGTGATCGAGAAGGTCACCCAGACGACCATCTAGGAGTAACCGTGGCTGAAGATAAGAAGTCTAAGTACACCCGTGGCGGGATCACCTTTGAGGGTTACAACAAGCCCAAGAAGACCCCCGGCCACGCCACCAAGTCACACGCCGTGCTGGCCAAGGAAGGCGACACGGTCAAGTTGATCCGCTTCGGTGAGCAGGGGGCCAAGACCGCCGGTAAGCCCAAGGCTGGCGAGTCGGACAAGATGAAGAAGAAGCGTGAGTCCTTCAAGGCCCGTCACGGTGCCAACATCAAGAAGGGCAAGATGAGCGCCGCCTACTGGGCCGACAAGGTGAAGTGGTAATGGCCCCCCGAGAACTGCCCAGTTCACAGAAACGTAAATCCGCTAAGTATTACGAGGAGAACCCCGAGGCTCGTAAGAAGAAGAACGCCACGACTTCTAAGAACAATAAGAAGCCGGAACAGCGGGCTAAGCGGACTGAGTTGAAGCAGGCCCGCCGTGACCGTGGTATGGACGGTAAGGGTGGTAAGGACCTGTCTCATACCAAAGACGGCAAGTTGGTCAAGGAAGATCCCAGCACTAATCGCGCACGAAACAGAGGAAAGAAGTAATGGCTGAGAAGAAGGTTTGGGATAAGAAAGACCCCACAAAGAAGGATAAGAAGTTGACCCCTTCGCAGAAGGCCAAGGCTAAGGCTTCTGCTAAGAAGGCCGGTCGACCCTACCCCAATCTCGTGGATAACATGAACGCCGCCAAGAAGGCCAAGAAGACAAAGAAGTAGTGTGCTAGCATTTAGGCAGTACGTACTGTTGACGGGAGCACCCTGTGCCAGTTGATTTTTGGTCACCAAGTTATAGAGCGAGTTCTAGCGACCTAACGGTCGCTATTTCGCCGCTTGGACTTGTCGAACTCGCTGATGAAGAGTTTGAGGTTCACGGTCCACGCCTAAACCGTTATGCCGCCTGTTGGGCTTGGTACCTCGGCCACCACTGGTCGCACCGCCGAGAGATGGGCGAGGCTAATCTCGCCATGAATTACGTCCGCACCATGTCGGACTACATCACTAACTTCTGCTTTGGTAAGGGAGTCCAATTCAAGACTCCCGAGGCGACCGGTGCGATCATCCCCCACGTCCTTCAGAAGGTCTGGGAAGTCGATAACGATAAGGGCAAGGTGCTCTGGGAGATGGGGCAGTTGGCCGGTGTTACTGGCGACTGCTTTGTCAAGGTGGCATACGAGCAGCCGTGGCAGGACACCCTCGGAGTTGTTCATTCTGGGCGTACCCGCCTCATCCCGCTGAACCCCGCCCACTGCTTCCCTGAGTATCACCCCCACGACAGGGACCGCATCCTCAGGTTCAAGTTGAAGTACCGGTTCTGGGGCACCAGCCCCGAGGGCACTCGTCAGGTCTACACCTTCACTGAGATCCTCACCGATGAGACGGTGGAGCAGTACATCAACGATGAGTTGATCGACCAGTACGAGAACCCTATCGGCAAGGTGCCGGTCATCCATATTCCTAACGTCAGCATCTCGTCGTCCCCTTGGGGGCAGGCTGACATCTGGGACATCATTC